TGACAAGATGCTAGTGTTATTGTGATAAATGTAAATATGATTATATGTTTCATGGTTTCTCCTTCTTAAATGGTTCAGTTAATTTCTTTGCTTCGGATATATAGTAATCATAGTTTACATCCCATTTGAAGTCAAGCATATTATTGCAAGGTTTTACATTCCATTCTGTATCAATCCCAAGCCTACGATCACCATCATCTTCCTTTCCTTCTAAAGCTGGCATAAGTTTAACAAGCTTTCCACCATCTTTGCAAGCATAATATCTACAAATGTTTTGTTGCATTATTTCTGTACCATCATCCATAACCAAGATAAGCTTGCTGCTACGAGGAACTTTAGCTCTACCACAAAAATCAAATGGGTCTTTATGACCAAGTATAAACTCCTCAACTGTTCCTTTTCCTAATAGCTCATGCTCAACAGCTTTCTGAACAACAAGGAAGGAATGATTCTTGTGTAATTCCAATCCTTCATATTCAAATAAACCTTTACGCTTCACTTTGCCATTTGTATAAACCGAAAAATAATTATTTACGTTCAGAATTACCATCTTTGAATAATCAGCATATTCAAGATTCAACTTAACTTGTTCTTCCCAAGCTTTACAAATTTCATTGTATTGACCTATTGTATTTCGTTTTAAGGCCACTGTAATACCATCAGTGTTAAGTTGTACGGGTTTCAATCCTTCAACCTCTAACAGCTTCTCAAGAAGCATAAACAAGGATAGTTCACCATTGATCGTTATGGTCATCGTAAATTTTGGATCATAAAACACAGAATATTTATCATTGGATTTACCGTATGTTCCATTGAGTGCAAGTTTTAACATTGCATTCTCAGGAGTTCCTTTACCAAATGATTTACGTTGTTCATACATGTCTTGATAAATATCACAAAACTTCTCACCAAGATGTGCAGGAAACACTCTGTTGCTAATGGCAATGTTCGGGTACATAGAACTTACATCTGCATCTATAAGCTGATAACTTTTTGTTTCATTAACCATTGTGTCAGATAAACTTGCATGAATGCCACCGACACCAAAGTCAATACGCAACCCGTCAACAACAACATTCAATGTTTCAGCAACTTTCCAGCATCCCCAATATGATTTCTTAGGAACTCTAACCTTCTTCATCTTCTTTCCGAAATCCGGTGAACCATCCTCATCAAGAGGATATTCCATAACATGATTTCCATCAGCATCAAATAAATATTCCGTTGCTTTAAGCTCTTCAACATCTACCCAACCAAGAGGATGTTCTTTCTTGAAGTCTATAAGCTCTAACTCAGATGGTTTTGTTTTAAACTTTGATCGCTTAATTGTTAATTCAGCATATTTAGCAACATCGTATAACAAGTGTTCTTCAATATCAGAAAATACACCTTTTGTTTCTGTAATAACTTGCTTCTTAAACCACTCATGCACAGCAATAAATTCAGGACGTTTAAAATCATAATAATCAAATAAACATTCACCAATATTAATCTGCTTACGCGGTGTTTGACACATGTGTCGTTTACCATCAACAAATTTATACAAAGGAATTCCTGCTTCTTCCAAGCGCATCATAAAATATTCAGCACCAATCTTTGTATCATCACAATTTGTCCAATCTTTCCCATATTGATTTGATAAATTAATACGGAAATCAATTTGTGATTGACTAAGATTAAAGAAATCTAATGTTGCTTTAATGTCATGCTTATTATATTCAATAAGATTATCAATTTCCTCATTAGTTAAATCTTGTCCAATAGCATAAGGTAAATCCTGAATATCATTCATACGCATGTTAAATTCAAGAAGCTTCAAGCTGGTAGCCTTAGCCTTGTTATTAAAATGCCAGATGCGATACAAATCCAATTGTTGCACAAGACAATCTTCTGACTTAATTGTATAACCAAATTGACCACCTTTAAAACTATCAATCTGTCTCTGAGCAATCTTGAATATCTTCCTTGCCAATGCTACACCGGATTTAGGTAATGAACTACGTTTAGCATATAGATCATGTAAAATAGGATAATCAAAACCAATACCATTAAATGTAACTAGATAACTATCAGTTTCAGCGATATGATCAAGCAGTTTAAATACTCGTTCGATTTCATTCTTGCGAGAAGAAACTTCAAGAACAGCAGAATGTTTTCCATCTGCTCTTGTTACGGCACAGAGAAATACATTCCCGTAAGTTTCAATATCTACGATATGTGCTTTTGATTTATCCAATTATTCCTCCAATTAATTATTATGTAGCCATTTCAGGATGTATTGTAAGCCAATCATCAAGGTCATGACATTTGCTCTTATCAAACTCATAATACCACTTACCTGCTTGACCAGTTTTACCACCACGACATTTAGCCAAGTCAACTTCAGTTGTATTCTTCTCAAGCACATTATCAGAAAGCTTGTTACGATTCAATACAATATTGTAATGTGCTGATTGTACAAAGCTACCAGTACCAAGGGCGTCATACTCTGTTACATTCTTAGTCTTACCATCAGGACTCTGTTGAGGCTTACGCGTATGAAGAACATTAATTATTGTAACACCATTCTTAGCCATGTTACGTTGGAAGTTCATGTGATCTTCAGAATATTCCTCATTACTCCCACGCAGCAAATCAGTTAGCACATCAATAACAAATAGTTTACTGTCAAACTTCTTGTAAAGCATTTCAAGCTCTTTTTCCATGTCCTTAATACTTCCTGCACGATCATCAATGATAAAGAACCTAGGCTCACCGTTAGGTTTATAGGCTAATTCATTACAAACTCTCTTACCTTCTTCTGTATCAAGAAACTCTAGCAACTGCTCTGTAGTCATTTTCCATAACAAATTCACCTCCATGTGAATAGATAATATTTCTAGCATATACTGAGAGGCAGTTGCCTCTAAACTAACGATTGTTGGTACTACAGGACTATTAAATATCCAGTGATAAACCATCCTGTTAACGTGACACGACTTACCCACGCTCGTGTGAGCAATAACATTACCAATCCTTCCCTGAATAATACCACCACCCATCATATCCTGCATCTTGTGCATATATTGTGGGAGTGTTATGCGAGGCTTTCTAAGCTCATCTGCAATCTCATCAATACCATCAGCAGCACTCTTAACCCCAGCAGGAGTAAATGGTTTAGCTGCCCAGAAATCATTGATAAATTCTTGCTCAAAATTAAGCTTTGTACCTGTAGCATTATCCCAGATATATGAGTTAGGGTCTTTCCTGCGCATTTTCATAATTGAAACTTTACCACGAGGAAGGACATTAATAATCTTCTCAGCAGCAGCTTGTCCAGCTTCATCATTGTCCATGCAAACAATAATCTTTTTAAACTGATCAAAGAAAGCATAATTATTCTGCACTTGTTTATATGCACCGCTTTCACCAATCAATGGGCTTACAACAGAAATAGAATCATATTTCTTATCCTTCTGCATGTCTGAAAGCATTTGGTATGCTGCCATCTGGTCTGCTTCACCACCTACAATAAGACATATTCCGTTATGTGTTTTAAAGCGGAATTGACCAAACATGTCACAATCTTTCCCTGTTTCACCAAACGGATTAGGAAAGCTCTTTGGGACAACTCTAAGCTTATATCCAGTGAGAACAGTATTCTTTGTTGTAGGATAATAAATAGTCTTTACAGAACCATCATCATTATAATCATACCTCACACCAAAGAACACACTGGTTTCCTTCCTGATTCCTCTAAACCCTTTACTATCAACACCCGTAGAGGCTTTAATATCATTCCTCACAGCATCATTAAATTCTTTACCCACAACATCCTCCACTTCACCATTCTCTTCAAGCCATTCTTCGCTAGGAATTGTATATTCACAACAAAAACAATGACCACCTAAATACTTACCATTCTTGTCTAACCCATATACGTGGAAATTATCACCAGATGTATCTCTACCATTCTTTGCACATCTTGGACAAACTGTAGAATGTTCATACGAGAGATCAACTTCAACACCATGTCTTTCAACAATGAACTTGTCATCACTCATTCTTCACAATCCCCCTACACCA